CACCTGACGAGATGTGTTTCCAACGTGGGAGAGGAGGACCCCCGTATGGAGTGAACATAGTCAGTGCTGACTTGGCAGCGTAGCCGTCGCCGTGCCGGTGCGATAAAGCAGTTGGCAGACCAATCCGCATGAGGATGGCGTTGAGTTGATCCACTCTAACCAACCCTCCCTCTCGGACTTGATCTAACTTGGCAAGTGCCTTTGAAACCCCGTACGGTTTCACTGACGCCCACCTTGCTACAGTACCAGATATGGTCCTGTCAACTGCCTTCACGTACTTGCGTAGGCTTGGCTTTACCCGTAATACACTGGTCTCAGGAAGGAGAGAGAGCCCTGCGGCGATCAATAGCGTGATTGCAGCAGTGGCGTCCTTCCTTGTCGACCAGACGGGTGATTTCGTAGACGGGTTCAGTTTCTTGTTCCTCCCCTGATCCACGATGTGGCCCTTCTCTGTATAGAGGAGAGGGCGTTCGTGTTTTGGTGCTTGGCTCTCAAGTAGAACTAAACCCATCCGCAAGTGTTTCCTAACTTGCTCTGGTAGAGTGACGACGGCTCGTGTCCTTTCAATCGAAGACATGGCTTTACGTCCACTCTCTCCACCATTTAAGGCGACCGCGGCGAACTTACGGAATCGTGTAGGTGCGGTTTGCTTGCCTGGCAGACCCCACCCACCCAAAGCCACTGGCCAGTGCAGCGGCAGCGATGACTGTCTCCAGATTCGGAACGTGTCCGGATGTAACAACTCGGCAACCTGAAGTAATCGACTTTGCTTCCAGGCCGTTGTGCACAGACCGTACTGTTCTTGGAGTACAGATGGAAGAGATATCCAGGTCGGGGCATCCTCCTGTGATCCTTGAAGGCCCACTGAGCGTTTTGATAACGCCAGTGCCGACATTGTCACACGTGGTACCTCGAAGACCGTGTAGCCAGTCTTGATCATGCGAGATGATTCTAACTGTGCACGGGTTCCCTGGTCAGTAATGCCCTTAGGTGGTTTGGGCCCCTTACTGTTCTCAATTACTTGGGGTTTGTTGTTCTTCGTCCGAAAGAGATGTTCGACGAAGATCGTTGAATGTTTGGACCGAAACGTCTTGGCCACATTCACAACAAGCCCAGAGTACGAGAGGTTACGACTGTAACCTTCCGTTTGAGACTTCCTCCATATCGCTGCCATGTCGTCACCACAGACGACGTACTGACCATCTCCCTTGCGGGGAAACAAACTCTTTCGACCCTTCGGCCGTGGGCCACGCCCCAACGCCTCAGCCTGAAGCCAGTCAGAGTGTTTCCAATCCGCATTCGCAGCAGCCCAGAGATTGACGTAAGTCAAGATTGGCCACGTGAGTGGTAGTCCCATGAGGATACCACGTTTCGTTGCCATCCCCACCTTCTGTCTCAGTTCTTTCGGTACCTCTGGTCCTGACTTAGCAATCCTCGCTTCGTCCAGAACCATTGGTCCCAAGAGCATAAGACCGACCGCCTTGTAGTGGTCGGGGAAGAGTGGGTTCTCGCCTTCCTGTACTGCCTCCCAGATCCCGTCCCAAACAGCATCCGCCACGCTGTGAGGAATCCAATCTGATGCAGCAGAAAGGTCCGTGCTGAGTCCTTCCACCTCGGCACCCTGGGGGTGCTGCTGCGCACCATGTCTCAGTGGTTTTGGAATTCCACTGTGTCCATGGAGAGAGAAGCCCGCGCTCACCGAATGCGAAAGCAACTGCAATAGTGTCTGATTGATCCTCTGCCCCGCTACGACTAGTGGAGCAGGTGAGATTGACGCTATTCTGATCTTGGTCCCACGCTCTGGAAGGGTCAGCGGGAACATCCTCGGATGTTCTCCTCCCTTCCAACGTGTCAAGTGGTCGTCCAATTCACCCTCCGCAACGTGATTAACGACTAGACCAAGCATCTCTGCCCGTGCTAAATCCGAAACCTTCTGACCCGCGAACGTGAAGTCAGGCGGTGGAACAGCGGACACCTGATGACCCATGCTACGATGCTCTTTGGAGAGTTGATTCCATTGAGTAGCCATGCTAGAGGTCGACGGTATTCCGCGTCTCCGCTGTAGTTTCGGAGGACCGGTTTGCTCCAGAGGCAAGGTCACTTCTGTCCCAGTGATCCCATGTCTGACGAGCATCCCATGTCCAGAGAGGTCCTTCCAACTCCTGACTGGTATTTCATATGAACCAGCAGGTAGTTTCAGGGCTTTCTCCTTATAGTACGAGTATGCACCCCCTTTCGCTCTCGAACGTTCGAGACAGGCACTCCCGTTTAAGCGCAAACTACCCATCTTCGCCGGATGGCCTGCGCGCTTAGCGGCATACAGTAGATCCTTTGTGACTTGGACGGAAAAGTCACGAATGCTACTTAGAACAGCGATGTCCATCTTGCGACTCACCCCAGAAAAGCCCTCCGCCCGCTCTTCTGCGTCGTCCCATAACCGACTCGCCCACTTCCTCAGAGCCTCGGGTGCAAGACCCATGCTCTCCGGCGGTGGTGGGAGGCTCCTTGCGACGCTCGCAAACTGCCACATGTTCTTTGGGTTCATTGCACTCTTTAATGAACCCTGTATGAAGGACCTAAAGGGTGGAACGTGTCCCCCTGGTCCTAGAGTGTCTATCGCCTCCAACGCATCCCGTTGACATTCCGCAGCCCATCGCTTAATGGCCTTACAGACGGAGTAAGGTCCCACGCGGGTTCCGGTTACATAGATAAACTCGACAAGTTTATGTAACCCCAACCAGGCTTTGCGGTCGTTGCTAACCCCCATATCCAGGTTAGCGGCGCGCCGAAATGTCAGCAGTATGCTCGAACGGAGCAACAACCAAGTACGTGATAGGTACTTCAGATCTTCAGGCGACGGAAGACTCTGAGTGCTTTTCGCACCCGGCACACACTTTTTCGAAGTTGTCAGGACCACCACGTCCCTGACGTTCTTGGGGAGGGAGCAGCCGTCTAGGCCCATTCGCTGGCCTTTTCGCACTGCACTCTCCAAGAATTTCTTCATTTGGTACCAATCTTTAGGTAGATGGACCTGCC